CAACGAAGGGTTTGTTTACTTGGATCCTCCGTACGACATCAAGGACAATCTTTACGGTAAAAAGGGGTCGATGCACCGTAAATTTGACCACGATAGATTTGCTGCTGATTGTGCTGCTTCTAGTGCTAATCTCCTAGTCAGTTATAATTCTAACCAATTGGTACGAGATAGGTTTAATGCTTGGACTGCGATTGAATTTGATCATACATATACTATGAGATCGACTGGCGATTATACTAAGGACCAGAAGGATCGAAAGGAACTCCTTCTAAAAAACTACTAAAATGTTGGGAAAGCATTATCTTCTAAACCTGTATGAATGCTCACATAGTTTACTAAATGATGAGAAATTCTTACGGGGTATTATTGAACTAGCAGCAGTTCAAAGTGGTGCAACTCTAATAAAGACATTCTCAAAGTCATTCTATCCTCAAGGGGTGACTGCGTTTTGTCTTTTATCAGAAAGTCATATTAGTATTCACACTTGGCCAGAACGGGGAGAAGCAGCGTGTGATGTATTCACCTGCGGTGATAGTGATCCCAAAATTGGTTGTGAATTTATTGTCGAAAACCTTAGAGCAGAAAGGCACACTTTACATTATATTGAACGATGACTGAACTCAAAGACTGGTTGAACTCAATAAACTTTAATAAAGAAAATCTTATTAAAGAAAACCCCGATATCGTTAAACAATATTCCCCTTTCATAGTGAATAGGTGTTTGTCTGGGCATATTGACGCGATTATGTTCGTCAATGAAATGAACTTGAACAGTCATCTTGATAAAACGTTGCAATATGATTTTTTACTAAATACTTTACGATCTAAGAAGAGATTTTCTCCTTGGATTAAAAAGGATGAGTTGAAGAATCTTGAATGCATTAAATCTTACTATGGGTATAGTAATGAAAAGGCTCGTCAAGTACTTACAATTCTGACTGAAGACCAAATTGCATCTATCAGAAAGAAACTTGATACTGGAGGATTAAGATGAGTGTCGTTGTTGAGCCAGAATATCATTGGTCTCCCGATAAGATGGTGGAAGTTATTTTAGTAGAACCTGACGACTTTCTTAAAGTGCGTGAGACACTAACTCGCATTGGAGTTGCTTCTCGCAAAGAAAAGAAATTATATCAGTCTTGTCATATTTTACATAAGCAGGGTAAGTATTATATTGTTCACTTCAAAGAACTGTTCGCCCTAGATGGGAAGCGTGCGAACCTTAGTATGAATGATGTTCAGCGCCGCAATAGAATTATCCAATTACTTTCTGATTGGGGATTAGTAACTCTAATCAACTCAGAAGAAATTTGTGATATTGCACCACTAAATCAAATTAAAGTTTTGTCTTATAGAGACAAAAGTGATTGGGTGCTTGAGACCAAGTATAATATTGGAAAGAAGAAAACCGAACAATCCTGAGCGGTCATTACGACTGCTTTTTTTATACTTTGTGTTATAATTAGTACTGTCGCCGTAAGGGACATTTACTAGATGCTTAAAGAGGTCACTATGTTTAGCACAGCAAACACTATTACATTATCGGGATTGGAAACTGGATGGTATTTGGATTCAATCCAATCAGGAAACTATCCCCCTTACAATATTATCTCCAAAGATAATAACATTTATCTAGAATTAGCGGTAGCTGGTTTTAAGGAAGATGAACTTAAAGTCTATACTGAAGAAGGTACGCTTCATATTGAAGGCGATCGAGAAGAAACTTATGATGAAAGTCTTTTCCTTCATCGAGGGCTAGGATTTAGAAAATTCCATAAGAAATGGAAAATTACTGATGGTCTTGAAATTGTTGAAGTGAAGTATGAAGATGGACTTGTCAAAGTTCATCTTGAAAGAATCATTCCAGAAAGACATCGTAGAAAAGACTATCTTCTTTCAAACTAAATACCTAAAACGATAGGTGTGTGGTGTATAGTAGGATTAGGAAACACATTTCAGCCAAAGACTTAAGAGAAAGTTTGACCCTGAAATTCCGTGAAGAGCTAAATCCAAAATTTTGGAATGAGGAGTCTTTGAAACCCGAAGTAAAGACTGCCCTTCTAAATTTTGCCAGTGCGTTCGCTGAGTATGTAGAACTTCCTGAAGGATCTATTAGGGATGTACTACTACTCGGCGGCAATGCTGGGTATAACTATACACCATATTCCGATCTAGATGTTCACCTTGTTGTAGATACAAAGTATATCCCAGAATGCGATGCGGATTTACTTGATGACTACTACATGGATAAGAAAACATTGTGGGAATTAACACACGATGTAAAAATATACGGTGTAGACGCAGAACCATACATAGAACGTCCTGGTATTACTCGTAAGAAAAGTCAGGGTGTTTATAGTCTAATCAAGAATAAGTTCATTCAGGAACCGCAGAAGTTTGAAGGAGAACTGGATGAGGCAGACTTAGAAAGAAAGGTTAATAACTATGCTAAGAAACTAGACAAACTCATCGACAGCAACAACGGTGTCGGTATGAGACTAGCACTGAAGAAACTAAAGAATATGCGAGCAGCATCGTTGAACAAGTTTGGTGAGTATGGTTTTGAAAACATGATGTTCAAGGAACTCCGCAACCGTGGTTACATTGACAGAGTGCGTAAGGCTATGCTAGAATTGAAGTCGAAAAACCTTTCGCTAGTATGATAAAAATTTTGCTATTGAAGAACGACCTTGTTCTTATTACTGAACTGGAAGAAGTCGGAAGCGAACTTGGTGAACCTGATTGCAAACTTATAAGCCCATTAGAGATGGTATGGAATCGAGATGGTGATCCTATCTACCAGTCTTGGCCACATTTCACTGATCAAAAAGAATTGATGATTAGTTCTGGCGAGATTCTGACCATTGTAGAACCCAATTCATATCAACTCAAGAAGTACCAAGAATTAACTGCATGAAGTATTATACTAATGTACAGATGGTCGGGAACGATTTTCTCGTTCGCGGATTTGAGAATGGGAAGAGCTTTACCTCAAGAGAAAAGTTTTCTCCTGCACTATATGTTCCTAGTAAGAAGAAGACCAAGTTCAAGACACTTGAAGGTGATTATGTAGAAGAGATCAAACCGGGACTTGTACGTGATTGTCGTGATTTTGTAAAAGCACATGCTGAAGTAGAAAATTTTCCTATCTACGGAAATCAACGTTACATCTATCAATATATCTCAGAGAAATATCCTGAAGATCATATTGATTTTGATATTAAGAGGATGCATCTTGTGACGATTGATATTGAGGTTCAATCGGAGCGAGGATTTCCTAGCGTAGAAAACTGTGACGAAGAGTTGCTGTGTATCACACTACAAAACTTTGCCACCAAACGTATTATTACATTTGGTGTCGGTCCATTCAAGAATAATGACCCGATGGTCACTTATATTCAGTGTAGGGATGAGGTCGATCTTCTATATAAGTTTATTGATCATTGGCACTCTGATATTCCCGAAGTAGTTACTGGTTGGAACTGTACACTGTATGATATTCCATATCTTTGTAAACGTATTGGTATTGTTCTTGGCGAAAAGCAAGTCAAGTTATTGTCACCATGGGGTCTAGTTACAAATGAGCAGACATTCATTTCTGGGCGCGAGTTTACCATATATGATATTGGTGGTCTTACTGTGCTTGATTATCTCGATTTATACAAAAAATTTACATACAAGGCACAAGAATCATATCGACTTGATTATATTGGGGAGGTTGAATTAGGTAAGAAAAAATTAGATCACAGTGAGTATGATACTTTCAAAGAATTCTATACGAAGAACTGGCAAAAGTTTGTAGAATACAACATTCAAGACGTTAAACTGGTTGACGGTCTTGAGGAGAAAATGAAACTAGTTGAACTCGCAGTCACCATGGCTTTTGATGCTAAGGTGAATTTTACTGATGTATTTTTTCAGGTTCGCATGTGGGACATGATAATTTACAACGAACTCAAGCGAAGAAACATTGTAATTCCACCTAAGCGTGAAGAAGTCAAGTCTGAGAAGTATGCTGGTGCCTATGTGAAGGAACCCGTTCCTGGTGTGTATGATTGGGTTGTGAGTTTTGACTTGAATAGCCTATATCCACACTTGATTATGCAATACAATATCTCACCAGAGACACTACTGGAGGATAAGTTCCCTGGCGTCAGTGTAGATAAGTTGCTCAATGAAGAGGTAGATTTATCTGGTCTGAAGGACGTGACTGTATGTCCTAATGGAGCACAGTTCGATAAGACTAAGAAAGGATTCTTGCCTGAATTGATGGAAAAAATCTATGGTGAAAGAGTCATTTTCAAGAAGAAGATGATTGAGGCAAAGAAAGAGTATGAGAAGAACCCTTCCAAGGCGCTGGAGAAGGAGATTGCCCGCTGTAACAATATTCAGATGGCAAAGAAGATTCAATTGAACTCTGCTTATGGTGCTATTGGTAATAATTACTTCAGGTATTATAAACTGGAGAACGCAGAAGCAATTACGATGGGTGGTCAGTTCAGCATTCGTTGGATTGAAATGCGGATGAATCGCTATATAAATCGGTTGTTGAAAACTGATAATGTCGATTATGTCATTGCTTCAGATACTGATAGCATTTATCTTAATATGGGTCCTTTGGTGGAACACGTATTCCGTGGCAGAGAAAAGTCTAGTGAAAGCGTTGTTAGGTTCCTTGACAAGATCTGTTCTGTGGAATTTGAAA